TTAGGATGGGTGTGGTCGCAAGTTTTGAGGTGGGGGGTAAGTTTTTGTTTTTTATAATTTAATGCTGCCTATATTTTGGCGGCTTTTTTTGTGGGGTGATTTTTTGGATATTACACTTGATGACATAAAACAATTTGGAAAGCTTGAATATGATTGTGACGATGAAATTATACAACTATGTTTAGATTCTGCTGTCGATATGTTAACGGCTTCAGGAATTCCACCAATAGAATCTAACGCATTTTATAAAATGACTATTTGCCGATTAGCATTACATTATTATGAATATCGGGAAGAATTAAGCAATTTTAATAAAGTGCCTTATGGAATGGACACAATGATTGAGCAGCTTAGAAATACTATTGAGGAGTGATAAAATTGGGAACTAGAGGACCGAGGGTAAAACCCTATGAAATAAAACTGCTTGAAGGAAATCCAGGAAAAAGAGAAATAAATAATCATCCTATTTGTGAATTAACTGATGATTGTCGAGAGCCGCCGCCGCATTTGGGAAGATACGCAAAAAAAGAATGGAAAAGAATTCTGCCATTGCTAGAAAAGAACGGACTTATGACGGACTTGGATTATACAACGTTAGCGTCTTATTGTCAAGCTGTAGATACTTGGATTTTGGCAGAGCAGGAAAAACGTAAATATGGATTTACTATTACAACAGATAAGGGGAATGTTATACAACATCCAGCAGTTGGTATAGCTAACAGTGCATTGCAGAATATGTTAAAAATTGGTCGTGAATTTGGGTTATCACCGTCAAGCCGCACAGCGTTATCAATTGATAATGCTAAAAAATCTGATAATCCGGTCTTATCATTGATTGCAAAGAGAGAAAAAATTCAAAATGCTTGATAAGACAACAAAATATGCGAAAATGGTTTTGGCTGGGGAAATCGTGGCCGGGAAGCTGGTGCGGCTAGCATGTAAGCGGCATATAGATGATTTGAAAAAAAGCAAACGTAAAGATTATCCCTACAAATTTGATGTTGGCTTAGCAACTTTACGATTGGAATTTTATAATTTGTGCCGTCATTACAAAGGTGATGTAGCCGGGCAAGTTATTAAACCGGAGTTGTGGCAATGTTTTGTACAAGGCTGTGTATTCGGATGGATTCATAAAAAAACTGGCAAGCGGCGTTTTCGTGAAGTTTATGAGCAGATTGCAAAGAAAAACGGTAAGTCGACAGACGCGGCGACCACTGGACTGTATTGTATGAGCGTAGACGGAGAAGCAGGAGCGGAAGTTTATTCGGCAGCAACCACGAGAAAGCAAGCGAGAATCATTTTCGAAACTGCTCAGCGTATGGTTTCCGCTTCACCGGAATTAAAAACAATTTATAATAGCTTAGCTAATAACATAAATGTACCAACAATGGCTAGTAAATTTGAGCCGGTCTCATCAGAAGCGGATACTCTTGACGGACTTGATATACATTGCGCCCTGGTTGATGAATTGCACGCCCATAAGACAAGGGCTGTGTATGACATTTTAAAAGGTGGAACTGCTGCCCGTTCTCAGCCGCTTATATGGGTTGTTACAACTGCCGGATATAACCTTAACGGAATCTGTAAAGAACGTTATGATTACTCTGTCAAAGTTTTGCATGGTGTAGTTGAAGACGACACACTATTTGCCTACATATCCCAAATGGACGAAGATGATGACCCATTCAACGAAAATAATTGGATAAAAGCAAATCCGAATTTAGGTGTTTCTGTAAATGTTGATGACCTAAAACGTAAATCTAAAGAAGCTCAAGAGATTCATTCAGCCTATAATACTTTTTTGTGCAAACATCTTAACATATGGGTAAATGCAACTGAATCATGGATGGATATGACAAAATGGTGTGAATCAGGCAAAGACATATATCCTGTTTTAAAAAATAGACCTTGTTGGATAGGTGTAGATTTGTCTAAAAAAATAGATTTAACAAGTGTTGCCGCTGTCTTTCCGTTAGATGATGGTTGTTTTGCTGTTTTACATCATTCATTTATGCCAGAAGAATCAATAAATGAAAAAGAACGTATTGATAAATGCCCTTATTCTGCATGGGTTAGAGACGGATATATAACAGCAATACCGGGTGAAACGATAAATCAGGATTGGATAGAAGATTATATAAAAACGTTGTCGCTTAAATATGATATTCAAGAGATTTGTTACGACCCGTGGAATGCTTCACAATTTGCACAAAATATGGACGCTGAAGGATTTATTTGTGTAGAAGTGCGACAAGGGCACAAGAGTTTATCAGAACCGACCAAAAGTATAGAAAAACTTGTCTATGATAAAAAATTAATACATTTTGACGACCCTGTTTTGAAATGGGCTATCTCGAATGTTATTGTTGTGAGCGACCCCGCAGGAAATATAAAACCCGACAAAGAAAAATCAACTAATAAAATTGACCCGGTCGCTGCTATGATAACAGCCTATTCACGAGCAATGTTCAACAAATCAAAAAATTTGGATGCTTATATATCAAGTGACGATTATATTATGTAGGAGGTGATAAATTGGGATTTTTTAAAAAAATATTTGGGATTCAAAATATTAATACAGTTGACAAAAATATAAATGACGCTGAAAGCCCTACAGCAGACCAAACAGAATTAGAATCAATACAGGAACCCCAAAGAGGTTGGTATACAATGAGTGAATTATCTGAAATCGGCGCAAATACTGACAGCGGTGTCAATATCACTCCTATTAATGCCTTTAATCGTATAACAACAGTGTTTGCCTGTGTAGATAGGAGGGCAACTGCATTAGCAAAACTGCCGTTTGATGTGTATAGAAAAGTTGGAGATAATAAGAGGATTCCAGCAACAGAACACCGATTACACTACTTATTAACTAGGCGACCAAATAAATATCAATCTCCTATGATGTATAAAAAATATATCTTGACTTGTCAATTGTTATGGGGTTATGCAGTTATTCTAAAAAAATATGATTTTACAGGCCAAATTTCAGAGCTTGTACCGCTAAAACCGTATGAAGTAAGCATTCAAAAAGTGTTTAACGAAGATAAATATTTATACGGCTATAAAGGTAAATGGTATACGGAAGATGAGATTATATATATCCCTTATATTACAGTGGACGGTAAAATTGGAAAATCTCCTATGACAGTAGCAAGAGAATCAGCCGGAGCGGTTGTTGCTATGACAAAACACATGGCGAGATTTTATAAAAATGGTGCAATACGACAAGGCGCATTAGTTACCTCGGCCGCTCTTGGCAAAGATGCAAAAATAAAATTAAAAAGAAGCTGGGCTAGTCTTAATGGTGGAGCTGAGCAATCAGGGGAACCGGCGGTTTTGGATAATGGCTTGGACTGGAAAGATATTTCATTACCGTTAAAAGACGCTGAATTTATAGAAAGCCGGCGTTTAACAGCTCAAGAAATTGCAAGCGTATTTAATGTGCCGCCGTCAATGGTTGGGTTGTCTTCAGAAAAGTATTCTAATTTACAAGAAATAAATGATAGGTATATGCAAGATGTTGTACAGCCCGACTGTATTAACATTGAAGAGGCGCATAACTATTCGTGTTTTTTAGAATCTGAGGTCGATTATTACACGAAATTCAATTTGGCGGCAGGAATGCGAGGCTCAGCAGAAAAACGCAAGGAATTTTATGAAAAAATGCTTCAGATGGGTGTTTTTACTGTTAATGAGGTAAGAGCACTAGAAGATATGAACGGAATAGGAGAATTTGGAGACAAACATTACTTTTCTCTTAATTATACTACTCTTGATACACTTGAAAAACATATTAGAATTCAAAATCAAAAAAATGTGGGTGGTGAAGATGATTAAGATACCAAATAAAAAGAATTATGATTTTTGCAATTTAAATATTAGCAGTTCTGCAAATGCAGAGCTGTTTTTTTATGGAGAGATAGTTTCCAGTTCTTGGGATGCCTGGCAAATGGAAGACCAATATCCCGAAAATGTTAAGTCATTAATAGATGACATTGGAGACAGAGATATTGATATACATATCAATTCTCCTGGAGGAAATGTTTTTGCCGGGTGTGCAATATACAACTTATTAAAAAATGCAAAAGGAACTAAAACAGTATATATTGACGGCGTTGCCGCCTCTATTTCATCAATTATTGCAATGGCAGGAGATGAAATTATTATACCGGAAAACGCTTATCTGATGATACATAAGCCAATGTTATCAATTTCTAATGCAAATGCAAACGAACTTAGACAAGAAGCGGATTTGCTGGACAAATTTGAAGCCGGAATACTGAACACATATATGACTAAAACATTGCCTGAAATTACTGAAGCAGTCCTAGCTGAAAAATTAGAAGCTGAAACGTGGCTATCCGGGCAAGAAGCAAGCGAAATATTTACAAATATAACTGTTTCTGCTGCTAATCAGGCGGCTGCAAAGATTGATGTTGAGATGTTTAGGAACTACAAAAATATACCTCAGAAAATAAAAAATAAAACAGAAAAAAAAGAACTGGAAAAACCGGATATGACGGAATTTAAGAATTTTGAAAATTTATTAAATATTAAATACACAAAAAATGAGGAGGAAATTTAAAAATGAGAATGAGTAATCAAATGAGGGAATTGCGTGATAAAATAACGATAAAAAGAAGCGAGCTTAATGAGGCAATCTCTAACAACGATGTGGAGAAGGCGAAATCAGCAAAGCTTGAACTTGAAAATCTTGATAATTTATATAATATGGCTGAGACTGCATTTGAAAATGAAAGAAAGTTTAGAGCTGACCCCGATGACGATGAAAATAATAATACTAGAATAAAACAAATGGACGATAAATCAAAATTAAATTACGATGCAAATTTGTTTTATAAAGCTATCACTAACAAGGGTAATTTGTCAGAAAGTGAAAAGTCAATTATTTCTGAAGCAAGAAAAAAATACAACAATAGCTTTTCTGAAGGGAAAAAGGAAAATGGCGGTTATACTGTACCGGACGATTTATCAAAAGAAATTTTTGAATCAATAAAGTCTCAAGATTCTATTAGAGATTTGGTAGATGTTGAGCACGTAAAATCAGCTACTGGCACAAGAATCGTTAAGTCCGGCACACCAAACAGATTATATAACACAGAAGAATATGAAGAACTAAAAGAGTTAAATAATCCTGTGTTTTCTGTTGTGAAATACAATCAGAAAAAATTTGCCGGATTAATGCCACTATCGTCAGAACTTTTTGAAGATTCATTTATAAATTTTCAATCTGAAATAGTAAATTGGTTATCGGATTCTGCAAGAGTTACAGAAAATCACCAATTACTATATGGCGCCGGCGGTGACAACCATTGTCAAGGTATCTTAACTACACCAGGAGCATACAAGGAGATAACAGCACCTTCTGACATTACAATCGAATTTTTAAGAAAAGTTAAATTTAGCTTAAAGAAGGGCTATCGTTCGACTGCAAAATGGATTATGAATACTGATTCGCTTTTAGCTATATCTGAAATTAAGGACGGGAATGGCAGAAGCTATATGCAACCTGACCCAATCAAGGCAGAACAATATGTATTGCTTGGGTCTCCGGTTTATATATTTGATGATATAGAAACAGATGAGGGAAAGACTGTAATCTTATATGGTGACTTGAAAAAGGCATATAGAATGTTTGACCGTCAGAATTTTGGAATTGCATTTACAGACGTTGGTGCAGGAGCGTTTGAAACTGATAGTTACAAGGCGCGCGGAATTGAAAGATTTGACGGTAAGATAATGGATAATAACGCTCTAGTAATTATAAGAGAATGTACAGTCGAAACACTCACAGTAAAAGAACCGACTGCTGAATTTGGAGCAGAAAACAAAATCACAGAAGAAAGCCTATCATATCAGAATAAAAACAACTTGATTGCTTTAGCTGAGGACTTAGGAGTAGCCGGAATAACAACGGCAATGACAAAACAGGCTATAATTACGGCTATTATGTCAGCACTTAATCCGACTGACGATTCAGAACAAATATAGGGTAAATAGTAATGGTTAGATTTTCTGAACTAAAGCAAAGGATTATTATTTTAAAAAGTCAAGATGGATTTAAAAACCCTCTTGGAGAAAATATATCAAAGTGGGTGCCGCTATTACCTCATGCGCCTGACAAAATTATAACAGAAATAGATTGGCATGTTGAAAACGGAGAACCATTTATACAAAATATTACTGATGAAGAATATATTGAAGCCCAAAACAAATACGGCGTATGGGCAAAGGTTACTCCAAAATCCGGGAAAGAGACGACTGAGGCTAATAAAATAAGGTCTGAAACTACATACGATATTGAGTTACGTTATACTGACGTAATAAAAACAGATATGAAAATATTGTTTAGAAAAAGAATTCTAGAAGTTGTGTCAGTTTTAGATTTATATGCTGCCAAAGAAAAAACCGTCTTAGTTTGCACGGAGGTCGATGTCAATGGTAAATAGTGATGGAACGCATGGATTTTCTGAATTAGAAATTGAGTTGAATGCGCTTGAAGGTAAATATAAGAGTAGACGAGATACATTACTTAATAGGTTAGGAAATACGGCTAAAGAAAAGACAGTTAAAAATACTCCTGTATTACATAGAACCTGGGCGCAAAGAGTTAAAGGTCAACTAAAACATAGCTGGGAATTATTGCCCGTTAAAACTTATAAATCCGGGAAAATCGCTGTTGTAAAAATCCAGTCTGAGGAAAATTATGCCCACTTGATAGAATACGGGCATGAAGTATTCACAGCAAGAAGAAAACATCTAACAACAAAGATTTTCAGGGCTTCAAAACAATCATTAAAAGAAGCTAGAGTAAAACACCATGGTTATAAAAATGGGTATGAAATGCTTAAACGGTCGTTACTCAACGTAAACTATAATTTTAATTTAGAAGTTGAAAAAATGATTGACGATATTACAAAGGACGTTCAGGTTTAGGGGGTAAAAATGGATATTGAAGAAATACACAGAGAAATAGTTAATCGTCTTACAGAACAAAATTATAACGTTGAGCCAGCGGAGAAAATGGAAGGTTTTAAAAAACCTTCTTTTTTTGTTGAGTTGGATTATGGGGTTATAACAGAGGTTAACCCCTTCTTTGACGATGTTGAACTTGAAGGAAGTGTCCAATATATTCCAAAAGTTGAAACAAAATACGAACTGTTAAAATGTCAAAAACTATTAAGAAATATCTTATTGCGTAACCCGATAAAAACATCTGAAGGAAGCGTTTGCATTCATGAACTTATCTTTGACACATCGCTTTTCCCATCATTAGTAGCAACTTTCAAAATTGCATTCACTGAACAAGTAATAACAGATGATGAAACAGAAGAAATGAAAGATTTAGAAATAGGAGGAATTTAAATGGGACAGCCAGTTATAGATGTTAGCTTTAAAACAACCGCTGATTTAACGATGAGAACATCCGGCAGCGGAATTCTTGGTCTTATTTTAGCGGACGATACAAAAGAAGATACGTCATATAATTACAAAAAATATACGGATATTGTGAAATCGCATTGGACAGTTAGCAATCTTGACTATCTTGAAAAAGGTTTTATAGGACATCCGAAACAAATTATTGTAGAAAGAGTAACTACAACCGAACCGAATTATGAAAACGCCATAAAACGTTTGAAACAAAAAAAGGTAAATTTTATCGCTATACCTGATTTGACGGATGAGAGCAAAACAGAACTAATAAAAACAATAAAAGCGTTAAGACAGGACAAATGCACTATAAAATTTGTGCTTGGGAATACCGCCGCTGATGATGAAGGTGTTGTTAATTTTTCTTCTGATGATATAAAGGTTGGTACAAAAATTTATACCACACAACAATACACGGTGAGAATATCCGGACTTTTAGCCGGGCTAGCACTTGATAAATCTGCTACATATCAAGTGTTGCCAGAAGTTGAAGGATTTACAGAAAGTCTAGACCCGGACGGGGACGCAGACGCAGGCAAATTGATTTTGTTAAATGACGGAGAAAAAATAAAACTTGGCCGCGCGGTAACATCACTCAAAACAGTTTCTGAAAATAAATCTGAAGAAATGAAAAAAATTAAGATAGTCACCGCTATGGATATGATGAGAGACGATATTTCAAGAAGTTTTGAATCTGATTATATCGGGATGAATAATTCATACGACAACAAAATTGTTTTTATGAGTGCGATAAAAGAGTATTTTAAAAAGCTGGTTAGATTAGGGGTTTTAGATGACACCTATTCTCATTCCGTAGAATTGAATGTTAGTGCTATCAGAGATTTTTTAGGTGATAGCGTATCCGAAATGGCAGACGATGAAGTAAAAAGACAAAATACAGGTTCGCATATTTTCTTAACAGCAAAAATCAGATTTGCTGATGCAATAGAAGACTTGCATTTTGATATTTACATGTAGGGGAGAGATATAAATGGAAAAAATGAAAAAGACTTTTTTGGCAAGAAATGTGTTTCATGGTACGCACGGATATTTTTTGGTTGACGGTATGCCGATAATGGAAATGGGAAAATTTTCGTCAAAACTAAAAATAAACCGAGAGACTATGCAATTTGCGAATGAGATGGCTGAAGATACTAAAATGACAGGTTTTGGCGGAGAGTGGAGCGCAACAATACGCAAAGTATATTCACGCATGAAAGATGTAGCCAACAAAATAAAAGAAGGAAAAGACGTAAGAGTTACCATAGTTGGGGTATTGTCTGACCCTGACGCATTGGGAGAAGAAAGAATTACAATGTATAATTGCTGGTTCAATGACTTAAATTTAATGGATTTTGAAATAGGAAAACTTGTTGAAGAGGAAATAGGTGGGGGCTTCACTGACTTTGAGTATATTGACAGCGTAGAGCCGCCAGCGAAATAGAAATATAAAAATTAATACTGACACCAATTAGGGTGTCTTTTTATTTTAGGAGGATAAAAAATGAGTAACAAAAATGAAAAAATTACAATTGAAAAAATTCTTGAAAGAAAAGAAACGTTGTTAAAAAAGGAAAAAAAGACAGCAGAGGTTTATATTAAGTCTCTTGACGGCACAGTTAAAATCATGGAACCGTCATTTGGGATAGTTGCAGATATTACCGATATGGAGGCGGACATGGCTAATAAATACATAGTTTACGAATGTCTTGTTGAGCCGTCACCTAAGTCCCCGGAAATTCAGGAGGCATTTGGGAATCCGACAATCAGCTCTGACGTGTTGGATTATATGTTTAAGCCGGGCGAACTGTCTCAATTAGCAGTTAAGTGTACTGACCTAGCCGGATTTGAGAAATCAAGTGTTGAAGTTGTAAAAAACTAATCGCAGACGATAACGAACTGGATATGTTCCGGTATTACCTTGAAAAAGGAATAACACCGGAATATATTTTGTCGTTACCGTCTGTAAATAGATTATTTTATAAAGCTTCTTATATGCGTTCTCTTGAGATTGAGTTAGAAAAATTAAAATTATTGTTGGGAGGGAACCGATAGTGGGCAGAAACATAGGCGCGACCTTATCACTTAATTCCGGTAACTTTTTTTCAGGTGTTAAAGGTGCGGTTTCATCTCTAGATGAACTTAAAACCGCCGTAACAGCTACTAATAGTGCCGCACGAAAATTAGGCGGCGATAATGAACTGGAAAAATGGAAAAATAAAATTTCTGCCGCTAAGGTTGAAGTATCACAAGCCGAATCAGCATTAGCGGCTGTAAAAGCGGAACAGGAAAAGGCAAATGCGGCTTTCGCAACTGCCAAAAGCCGCGTTAATGAAATTAAAGTAGAACAAGAACAGCTTAATCAGCAAATTAAAAATGGAACCCTCTCAACGGAACAGGCAGCTAAAAAACAAGAGCAGCTTAATCAGAAAATGGCTCAAGCTAAAAATGAAGTTGATAAAACAAAAACTGCTCAAGTTGCTGTTAAATCAAAAATTGATTTAGCAAATGCGGCCATTTCTGTATCTAAGGCTAGGCAAGCAGAAGTAAATGTAAAATACAAACTAGGCGAAGCAAACATTGAAAAAGAGAAACTTGAGCAAAAATTATTAAATAACGAAATTGAGAATTCTGAAAGAAAACAGAAAAATTTAAATGCGGCGTACCAGCGTGGTTTTACGGAACAAAAGAAAATTAATTCTATTTCTAAAGCCTCTAGTTTGCCGGGCGGAAACTTGTTATCGGGTTTAGGTGGGAAAATAGCAGCTATCGGCGGTGCATATGCCGCCATAGAAGCCGGAAAAAAAGTTCTTGATATTTCTGACGAAATGGCTTCAACATCCGCGCGAATTAAAAATGTAAATGACGGGCTTCAAAGCAATGAAGAATTAAACAAGATGATTTTTCAATCAGCCAAAAGTTCACGCGGTGAATATCAAGCAACTGCTGATTTGGTAACTCGTCTTGGGTCAAATGCAAAAGCCGCATTTTCCGGAACTAGTGAAATTGTAAGCTTTGCAGAACAAATCAACAAAAGATTTGTAATTGCTGGTGCCTCAACAGAGGAAGCCAAAAATGCAACTCTACAATTATCACAGGCTTTAGCTTCAGGTACTTTGCGCGGTGATGAACTTAATTCTGTCCTTGAACAAGCTCCAAATATAGCTAGGTCAATAGAAACATATATGGGAGCCTCTGAAGGGTCAATAAAAGAATTGGCTTCACAAGGATTGATTACGTCAGAAGTTGTAAAAAATGCAATATTATCTACGGCAAACGAAACAAATGCAACCTTTGAAAAAATGCCTATGACATTTTCACAGATGTTGACAAATATTAAAAACACAGCACTCGAAGGCTCTCAATCGTTACTAGGTATAATAACTAGTATTTTTAATGGCGGAGATGGCGGAGATATTTCAGGAGCCACAAATCAATTTACGGCCATGATAAATGGGGGAATTAATAGTATAGCAAATGCGGCTCCACGCGTTTTAGAAGTTATCGGAGCATTATTATCGTCAGTCGGCACAGTATTGCCCGGAATAGCTGATAAACTTTTAACTTCTGTTTCGTCAATGCTGCCACAAATAGTAACTATTGCCGGAAGTGTTGTAGTAAGCCTTGCTACCGGATTAGGTCAAGAGCTTCCTATACTTATTCCGACAATTGTTAACGGTATTACTAATGCAGTGACTTCTATAGCAGAACAGATACCTCAATTTGTTATTGCTGGTATGCAATTGGTTACAGGTTTAGCTGGAGGACTTATAAATGCTATCCCTCAATTGATTTCGGCAATTCCCACCATTTTTACGAGCCTTATAAATGGACTAATGACTAATCTTCCTCAGCTGGTAGTTAGCGGAGTACAAATGATTGTACAACTGGCGGTTGGACTGATAACGGGAATACCGCAAATGATAGCCGCGATACCGAGAATGTTTATTGAATTTGCAAATAGTTTGATACATATGGATTGGGCGAAACTTGGTAAAGATATATGGCAGGGTATTAAAGACGGTTTTACCGGGAAGTCTAACAGCGATAGTAAATCAATTGGAACAAGTATTAATAACAGTATATCAAACGGAATAAGCTCTACTGCCGGAATAACCAATACCGCTACATATAATTTAGGAATTGGAGCGACTAATAATTTAGCTTTAGGCACCAGCGGAATGAGTGCAGTTGGTAGAAATGGCGTAAATAATTATACCAGTGCTCTTAGTGGTGGACAATTAGGAGCAAATACAGCAGGATTTAGTGTAGGACAATCGGCAACCTCCGGCTTAACTTTTGGTTCTTCAGGAGCCGGAAGCATTGGAAGTAATGTTGTTGACGACTTTAATAATAATATTTTAGCCAAAAGATTAAACGGTCATGCTGCAGGATTTAGTGTAGGACAATCAACGGTACAGGGGGTTTCAGCCGGAACAAACGAAATGTCTGTTGCAGGTCAGGCAACTGTTCAAAAATTTTCGGCAGGTATTCAAAATAATATGGGGACTGCTACTAATGCGGCTAATCAGCTTGCTATGCAAACGGCAGCAGCAGGAGCCACCAATATTAGTTCAACAGTTACGGTTACAACAACTGGAATTCCTGAAGCTGATTCACAATTACAGTCACTTGGAAATACCGGGCAGAGTGTTGGAGACAAAATTAAAAGTGCTTATACATCTGCAATGTCTGATATTAAGGCAAAAACCAACGAGGCTATAATAGTTATAAAAAGTGCATTTGAAAAAATGCAAATAGTTATTCCAAAACCTAAAATCCCAGTTATTAATGTTGCTGAGGTATCAACACAAGTGGGCACACAGCAAGTTAAAATACCTAAATTTGACGTTCAGTGGAATGCAGCAGGTGGAATATTCACTCGTCCAACAGTTTTGGCAACCTCAGCAGGTTATCAAGGATTCGGAGAAGCCGGAGCTGAAGCAGTATTGCCGCTTGAAACATTTTGGCAAAATTTAAGAAAATATATAAACGAATCACGCGGAGGAAAACAAAATAACAACAATAAGACCGAAAACCACAACGAAATCAATTTAAACGTATACACAGAAAATAAGTCTACAAATCAATTTGCAAATGAGTTAGCAAAAAAAATAATAGAGATTTTAAAGAATATGTAAGGGGGAATTATATGAGTATTAATATATATCTGAGCGTTAACAATACATATCAGCAGATAAGAAATAATGCTATGTATTCTAATAATGATAATTTTTTAATAATTCCTGTAATTCCTTCTGAATTCAAAATTAACAAACCGCAAAATGTAGAAGAATTTGAGACTGTTTCTATGAAAAAACTTGCATTTATTTGTCCGCCGGATTTGAAGTGTATTTCTTGGTCGTCATATTTTCCGTGCCGTGATTATCATTTTGTCAGAGGCGATAGAATTAACGCCTCTGACTATGTGTATACGATAGATAAATGGGTAGAAAATAAATTGCCGATAAGACTTGTTATTACAGGGCTTGAAAACGAAGGCTCTGAAAATATATTTATGTCGAGTTGTATATCTGAATTTAGTTACTCTATTGGACAAGACGGAGATTTTTATTATGATATAGAATTTAAAGAATATTTGCTTACAGGAGTTAATGAAAGCGAGGAATTAACATTGTCACAATATGAAGAATTAAGTAAAAGAATAGAACAAGTTGAAAATGATATATCAATGTTAACAACAGGATATAAAACGCTGGAAGACATACCGGAGTGGGGCAGAAGTTCGGTTGAATTTCTTATAAGCAAAGGTTATTTGCTCGGCGAGGAAGACGGAAGCTTGAATATAACAGACCAGCTTTTGAAAGCTTTGAAAATAGGTTATGTAGCCGGGGCGTATCATACTGGTATGATATATAATTATATTGATAATAATATGCCTGAAGATTATCGACCAACTATACAGGATTTATATGATAAAGGATACATACAGGGTACGGAAGACGGTCTAAATCTAACAGAAGATATGATGAGAATTCTAACTATAGTTGCCAAAACTGGAATATTCAATAATTCTTTATAAAAATATAAAATTTTATTTAAAAAACCCTTGACACGTAACAAATTACGTAGTATAATATAAGTGTAAGGGGGAGCAGAAATGAAAAGTTACTCATCGAGGGAAGTTTTAAAAATGCTTAAAGCTGACGGTTGGTATGAGGTAGCTTGTGACGGCGACCATCATCAATATAAACACCCTACAAAAAAAGGGAAAGTCACAGTACCTCACCCTAGAAAAGACATACCGATAAGAACGTTAAAAAGCATTCAAAAGCAATCAGGGCTATTATTTGAATAGCCCTCTCTCCCTTTAATATTTTATATGGAGGTTTTTTATATGAAAGATGAATATGTTTTTCCGGCTATTGTTTATTTTGATAATGACGGAATTTCAATTGAATTTCCGGATTTACCCGGCTGCCTTTCTTGCGCAAAAAATGAAAATGAAATATTAAAATGCGCAAAGGAGGCTTTAGGCGTGCATTTATACGGTATGGAAGAAGATAACGATGTTATCCCTGAGCCGTCAAGCATTAAAGACATAAAACCGGAGGAAAACGGTGTTATAATGCTTGTAAATGTATTTATGCCAGCGGTACGTGATAGAATTAGAAATCATTTTATCAAAAAAACATTATCAATCCCATACTGGCTAAATATAGCAGCCGAACAACAAGGAGTAAATTTTTCCGGAGTTTTGCAAAATGCTTTAAAAGAATATTTGCATATTGTGGAATAAAATTTTAATTTATATTCTGGACGCTCTATGAGCGTCCTTTTTTGTGCATAAAAGTGAGGTGATACAGTGGCAAATGTGATTGATAAAGCTGTTAATTGGGCGATTGAAATTGCTAACGATGACACACACAGTTATAGTAAAGATATACGTTGGGGACCGCATTATGACTGCTCGTCTTTTGTTATTTCCGCATACGAACAAGCTGGGGTTTCTGTAAAATCAAATGGAGCTACATATACCGGGGATATGGTAGATGTATTTTTGAAAAATGGATTTAAAGACGTTACATCAAGTATTAATTTGTCTACCGGCTCCGGAACGAAAAAAGGAGATGTGCTTGTTAACACAACTCATCATGCGGCTCTAGTGCGAGAGGACGGCGGTGCAATTGTACATGCGTCAAGTCCGGCTAATGGTATCTGTTTGAAAAATTGGTATAACTATCCGTGGAATTATGTGTTAAGGTACACAGGCGGCGAGGCACAATATACAGATTTTCCACGTTATGAATTGTCTGAAGAAATGATAAAAGAACTGGCTACCGTTATTACCGGAGAGCAGGGCGGCGATGATGTATTAGCTTGCCGTCAAGAGGCTTCACAGATGGTTAATTATAGTGAAGTGAGGTGTGGCGGTTCCAGCACAGAGGAAGCGTTAAGAAAAAATATTAAAAAGGCTTCACAAGGTGGCTTTTATGCAGATTCATCCTGGAAAAGAGGGTGTACTCAAACAGCAATTGACGCTGTTAAATTTGTGATGATTGAGGGGAAAAGAGTTTTACCGCGTTATGTAGTGGAACATGACACTTTCCCACTTGACATTATTAGTGCTAAAAATAAAGAGGAATATAAGGTTGGCGATTCTGTTCAAAATCGTTACGGAGCTAAGTATAAATTTTATTGCTTTTTTGGAGAAAGTAAAAACAAAGATATAGCCGGATATTTTCTTGAGGACTACGAGAAATACAAATCAGATATACCATGGAGCGAGGGCGCTGCTATGGGTTCTTCAACTTCCGAAAAAGAATACCACTTTATAGACACAAATGAGAAAATTCCACTGCACCCAACACTGTTTTCACAATATGAATTATCTGTTGAAGATGGATTAAACATTTATATTAGCACGGGTATAAATGAAAAAGATAATAACAATGTTACGGAATATTTGGGTGGATTGGAATGGCACAACTCTACGGATGAGCTTGCCACATCAATGACATTTCAGCTGGCAAAACCACAGCAAGACTGGCTAAATTATTTTACGCCTCAGATAGGGGATATATTGAGACTATATACCAATTGTGAAATATTTAGGGGTGTTATAATTAATGTTGATTACGGAGACCCAAATTATAACAAATATACTTGTTATGATGCTGGCTGGTATCTTAATAAGACTATGGACACATATCAATTTTATAACATTACAGCCCGTGAGTGTATACGTAAGATATTAGCAGACTTATCTATACCTATTGACAGCATTTCAGATAAAAATGGCGAGTTAGATAATGTCACGGTTACGGATATGTATATTGACAAGTCAATATCAGAAATCTTAAAAGATATTATAACAGAAAAATTAACAGGTAAATATAATTATGATTTTACGGCAAAAGGGTTTAGGTTATACCCGATTGGCACAGAAATGGCATATCCGGAATTCAGCGTATCAGGGATTACCGATAAATACAGCAGTATATTGTATAGAGGTCGGGAAACGCATACCGGAAGTTTTGAAGACAGTAAAACATCTGTTAAAATAATTTCTGACACTGACGTTCTCGCGGTAGCACGTCATGATTACATGTATCAAAAATATGGTCTTATACAAGAGGTTATACAAGTCAATCCGGACGAGATAACAAATCCAGCTGATTACGCGGAAAACAAACTTATTGAAATGGAACGTCCTAAGGAGACTTACTCTTTTGAAATTGTTGAAGCTCTTAACAGTTATACAAGAGCCGGGGAATCAATAGTTATAGGAGAATATAGTTTTGCAATAACAAATACCGACCACGAAATTGTAAAAGGTATACACAAAACAAAACTTGACGTGGAAAGGATAGAGAAGTATGCCGGATAATACAAGCGCACATCAAATTAAAGACAGTTCGGCCGGACTTGTGGCACTGGCTAAGTTATTTAAGGAACGTGAAAATCCGAAACAGAATGAACCTGTATTCGGAAAAATAACATCTTTAGAACCTTTGCAAATTCAGTTAGATAATAAAAAAATTCTTATTGAAGAAAAAAATATAACATCATTAGTTAATTTATTTGAGCGGCGAGACGGTGTTTACATTAATTCCGGCAAAACAGTAGCTATGCTTATGTATAATAATGGTCGCGTAAGCGGTATGCCTGATTTTCTTGTGTTGGGAGTGGTAACGTATGGCTGATTGGATGCATAAAACGCCGTTGTTTGACTTTGAAAAAGGTGAATTTGTGACTTTAAACGGACACATAAAAACAGTTATCGGAAAAGAAGCATTAAAAGTATGGATTCAAAAAGTATTACGAACGGAATTAAATAATTATGAAATCTACATCGGCACCGGTTACGGGACTGAGCTTGAAACTCATCTCATCGGTCGCGTATATCCAAAAGACTATATCAGGGTGGAAATTGGAGAGAGCGTGAAAACAGCATTGTTAAAACACGATAATGTAACCGATGTAAAAATTAATAATATAGAAATTGACGGAAACAAAATAAACTGGAATATTACAGTTTATACGGATTATGGGGTTATAACAGACGGAGGTGAAACATAGTGGCAGAGCAGTATAAAAAAGAAATGATATTGGAGCGAATGCTCAATTATACGGATAGTGGATATGATAAAAGCGCCGGAGGATTTATTTTTGACGTTGAAAAACCTGTCTCAATAGAATTGGAAACATATCATACTAGGTTAGACAATATCAATGACAGACATTTTGCCGATACGTCCAGCGGAATATATCTTGATAAATATGTAGCTGATTATGGAATGAAAAGAAAATCAGCCACATATGCGACAGGCGAGGTCACGTTCTTTGGTTCACCGGGTGCAAAAATTTCAATAGGCGATAGAGTATCGGATTTATCCGGTACTATTTTTTATACAACCGATGAAGGAATAATTGGAGATGACGGACAGTGCACAGTTGCCATACAGTGCGCCGGAGCGACTTCAAAAGGGAATGTACTAGCCAGAAAAATTACAAAAATGCCTATAACCCTTAAAAATATAACTTCTGTCACTAATGACAAACCAACTCACGGCGGAAGCGATACCGAAACAGATGACGAATTAAGAGAGCGATTTTATGACCGACAGGAGCACTCTAATATATACGGCAGTGCCTCATGGTATGAAGATGAGGCAAAGTCTATAGATGGAGTTGGAGACGCTAAATGTATTCCGCTATGGAATGGCGGCGGAACTGTGAGAATTATTATAGTTGCAGCTGATATGCAACAAGCAGATGAAACGTTACTTGAAAGAGTAAGAAAACATTTTGAAAACCCAATTATTGGTGCAACAATAACAATTAATAGTGTTGATACATTATCAATTAATATTTCGGTCAATATTGTAATTAATAACGATTATAATATTGAAAATATAAAAAGTGAATTTGAAAATAAAGTAAAAGAATATTTAAAAACTATTGATTTAGACGGCGGTGTTATATATATACGTAAAATCGGCAGCTTGTTAATGGGTATTGACGGAGTTGAAGATTATACGGAATTAACCTTAAATAACGGCAGTGAAAATATAACTATTAATGCAGATGAAAATAAAATACCTGTGTTAGGAGTGGTAACTTATGGCTGATGAAATAATTCGGCGACTGCCACAATATTACAATAAGTCACAAATAACATACGGAATAACAGAGGGGATAGAATCTGAATTAATGTCATGCCGAATTCGGGCAGATGAGCTTGATAAAGAATTATCAATTAGTACAGCGGTGAAAAACTTATCACGCTGGGAAGGTGATTTAAAGATTCATATATCGCCTATACCTCAATCAACACATTTAAGTGATTTTGCCGCAAATGAACTTAACAATTTTACAGTTGATGAATTAAAGAATATGACTGTTGACGGTACGGTATATAATGACTGGTACATATTAAGGCGCAGTAATATACTTGCTAAAATGCGCGGATATGGAATATGCACAAAAGAGCTGATACAATCAATAACAGCAAGCTACACTAACGGAGATGTTGAGGTTGACGACAGCAACGCAAACAATTATATTATATGGATTTACTTTACCACAAAAACCGGAAAGCCGACAGCATTAGAGCAGATAAAAAACGCTATTAATGCGGTGATTCCGGCGCATTTAATTGTAAAATACAGATATAAATACCGCACCTGGGATGAAGTATTAGAGAATAGCAATTCATGGAATGATTTGGTTTTATATACATGGCAAGAAATATTAGAAAGAGAGGAAATTTTAAATGGCGAAAACAGAACATTATAAAATTGAATATCCTGATTTAAGCGCGGCAGCAGATATTTCAAAAGTCGGCGAAGCATTTGAACAAACAGATAAAGCAATATCAGCAGCAATTACAGCGGAAAAGGAGGCGCGAGAAAAAAAGGATAATGAAATAATTGATACACAAAATAACATATCTTACAGCCTAAAAAACACACAAAAATTATTAAATCCAAACGGTGATGAATGCGGTATATTATATTTTTATAATCCCAATGCAACATACAATGATGTAGTAATTAATCCTGAAATTGATTTACAACCTGATGATAATATAATGAGTGGTAAAATCTTATTTAGTAATGCTATTCTTTTTACACCTTTTGGCGATATTAAAATTACCGGAAACCATTCTTTTAATTTTTCTGTCAAGGGATATATGGCAAAGTACGGACAACAATTCGGCATATACTTCAAGATAAATACTGATAATTTTAACGATTATACATTGGTAGTATATCCACAAGGCATTGAGCCAAATGATACATCTGATTATGTATATATGTTAGTCACTTATTTTGATTGTGACACAAATTCCGGACAAACGAGTTCAAATTATGAGCAACCTATAGTATTTACGCAAATGAATAAAGCTATAGATACTTATGAAGTTAATAAGACAAATCTTGCATTTAGGTCTGATATGCTGGCTTTGCTTGCGGTTATGGGTTATAAAATTACACCTCTTGATATTCGTACTGCTACTACACCATATTATTATGCCGATAGCGAGGCAGACAAAAATAAAAGACCTAGACTTGAGGGGATTATTTATGCACCCTGTCTAGAAATTGTTGGGTCATACGGGATAGATGATATATCCGGAATTAAGTCAATTATTATGCCTAGAATTAAAATAATACAAGACCGTGGATTTTGGGGAAATGTTAATTTAGAGACGGTATTTATACCTAATTGTTGTACATCAATCGGAGCTGAAGCATTTAATTATTGCTCAAAATTAAAATATATCATAGTTGATAAAGAAAAAGGTGAATTGAGTAATGCTCCTTTTTATACATCCAATTGTGCGGCTGAGGTAATTTATCTAAGGAGAAAATATGAGACAAACTGATAATATAAAATTAAAAAAGCATGAGAGCGGAGAAAAATTTGATTACACTTTTTTAAATTATAATGCTGATATTATTGATACAGAAATAGCAACATTAAAATCAGACAATAACGAACTAAAGGCGTTAGTAGAAGAATTACAAAAAAAGATAAATATAACGCCAAATCAAGGAATAACTCAAATTACACCACTTATTACATGGCAATTTTATAAATTAGACCCAGCTGAGGCGGTTGCCGTGACTTTGCCCCACACTTGTAACGGCGTTGACGGTGAAAGTGCAAACTATTACAGAGGTACTGCAACATATACAAGAAGCCTTAATTTAACGGCGACACAAGCAAATAACACCTCGTATTTGTGTTTTTCAAAAGCTGGGCAGAAATGCACTGTTAAGGTCAACGGTCACACATTGCCTATACACTACGGCGGTTATACTCCTTTCGTTTTTGATGTTTCTAATTATCTTAACGTTGGCGATAACACTATAACGGTAATATGCGACAATAGCCTTGATTGGGATTTAGCACCTATATCAGGTGATTTCAATTTTTGTAATGGTCTATATGATAATGTATATTTAGTTAATTGTGCAAATTTATATTTTGACACAGAAAAATATGGTATGGACAGACTGCATATTACACAATCTGAGGTATCAGAAGCAAGCGCGAAGGTGTTGATTGAGGCAAGCGTTAAAAACAGCGGTAATAATATATCCAGCGGTACTATTGTATATGAAATTAAAGATATGGACGGGACCGTTGTATTCAGCGATACGGAAAATATATCAATAGACGGTAAGTCCTCATATGACCTTGCTAAAAATATTACACTTCAAAACCCTACATTGTGGGACGGTCTTAATAATCCATATTTATATACTGTAACAGTAACGCTCAAATCTAATGATAATGTTATTGATACTTGCAGTCACAAGCTGGGGCTTAGATATTATGAGCTTGGCGGCAATAATGGATTTAAGCTTAACGGCAAGCAGTATCTTTTGAGAGGGTTCGCAATGCACCAGGATTATGAAGGGGTTGGAAGTGCAGCTACAAACGAATTGATTGATAAAGATTTGGAAATAGTTATTGAGAGCGGTGCAAACATGCTCAGGCTTGCACATTATCCGCACAAAGATTACATATATCAGCGGTGCGACGAATTAGGGATAATTGTACAGACAGAAATACCTTGGGTTAATCATTACGGTGTGAATTCAACTACAGCGTATTTTAATAATATAAAAAATAATATGCAAGAGATGATTATAAATTACTACAATCACTCATCTATTATATTTTTTGGAATGTCAAACGAATTAGGCGGCTCTCACTTATCCGGTGTTACTAACCAGCAGGGCGATTATGATTATGACAATGCGCTTATAAAGACAAGAGAGTTGTATAACTACGCAAAAACGCTGACAAGCCAACATCTTATTGGAATTGTAGCACACGACCCTACATTTAAGTACGTGCGTTCAAATATAGCTGATTGGTCGTTTTTGGACTGGGTAGGACTTAATATATATAAAGGTTGGTACGGTGGTAACTTTACAGATTTTAGCGCAATGGTTAACGAGTACCATAACAGTTATCCTAATTTGTGTATTTGTGAGTACGGTGCAGGCGAAAATACTGATTCGCACAGCGAAACGCCCGAAACAACCACCAACACCGGGTCGGGCGGAATGCGGCACGATGAGGAGTATCAAAATTTATTTCATGAAAGTTATTTATCGCAAATCAACCAAAAGCCTGGACTAATTTTCACCACTGCCTGGTGTTTATTTGATTTTGCTGTGTCAGGTCGTAATGAGGGTGGATTACCATACATTAATGATAAAGGTCTTGTCACAAGAGACAGAACTGTGAAAAAAGACGCATTTTATCTTTATAAATCATATTTTAGTGATGTACCAACAGTATATATAACTTCTCGCAGATTTAACCAGCGTGCTACTGACAGTATTAAAATTAAGGTATATTCTAATTGTGATACATTAAAATTATACCAAAATGGGAACCTAATTCAAACGCTGGCCGCTGCTTCATCTTTAGACTGTGTGTGGGAATTTGACCCAGTAAATTTTGTTAACAGGTCTGATGAATTTACTGTTAAGGGTATTAAAAATAATATTGAATATACTGACACAGTTAAATTTAGCACGACAAATATAGCCGTTACAGCAACAGATTTTACTGTTGGAAATAATATCGTAGTGTTAGGAAATGACAGCCTTACAGACAATTTGGATATTGCTTTTATCCCGGAAAACTCCATAGGTAGTGTGAATTGGGCTGATGTAGATGGTGTTAGCGTGGTAGACGATATTGTTACCTTGACAGATACAAGCATCATTAATGAGGTGAAAATGCTAAAAGGAACATTAAGCGGTACAGAGATAACTAAGACTGTACCATGTGCGATTAATTGTGATTATTATTGTAATGTTAATACAACGGGTACGTCAGGTGCGGTTGTGCCGGAAGTTATAACTGATACAAGCGGTCTAGGCAATAACCTAAAATTAAGCGGATTCGCAAATACAGCAGACAGCGGCTACAACAAATATGGGGTACTTAAATTAAGCGGCAAAGAAATAGTAAAACTGGATAATCCAATATTACCGCGTAATAAACCTTATACAATACACTTATTAACAGGCAGTGTTAGTTACAGCATTGTTAATCAGCTGGATAGGGTTATAACCATATGTGATAATGACAATAACGATTTATTTGCACTCAGGCTAAATATGAACAGCAGTGTTAGATATTATAAGTATCTATATAAAGATATAAGCGGAAATATTACTGTATCAAACTCTATAGATTTAGGCGATATGGGAGTATCCAACGGATTAATTGAGGTTAATATTACAGTCAATAATAGCAACATACATCTCCAATTAAACGTGAGAAATTCCAATGACCCAAATCCGATAATAGGGACATATGAGACAGATATAACGACGGGGATTAATTACGACAATGGATTTAACATACAGTTGTTAAATAATCCGGCACTTGACGCGCCAACGGAAACAAGCATAAAAGAATTTTGGATAAAATCTCAGGGGGTATAACGTATGGATGAAAATGAAGCGGCAATTAGAGAGCGGCTGACGGCGGTTGAATCCTCCGTGAAATCAGCTCATCACAGAATAGACAACATTGAAGAGCTTACCCAATCGGTGAAATCTTTAGCTGTTGAAACTAAATATCTCAAAGAAGATATTTCTGATGTTAAAGAAAAAATAGACGTTATAGCCGGACGACCGTCGCAGATTCTGACAGTTATAATAACAGCGTTAATAACGGCGACTGTAAGCGGATTTGTAGGATTCGCAATCACAAATTTATTAAAATAAAGGGGGTGAAAAAGTATGAATAATAATATAACGGCAGGAACAATAGCGAGAACAATAGTATTATTGCTGGCACTGGCAAATCAGGTATTGGCTATGTGCGGTAAGCAGGTGCTTAATATAGCGGACGATGATATATATCAGATTGTGAGTATAGTATTTACAATTAGTGCGTCTGTTTGGAGCTGGTGGAAGAATAATTCATTTTCAGTTAATGCTATAAATGCAGATAAATATTTGAATAAACTTAAAAAGAATGAAAGCGAGGATTAAAATAATGGCAAAGATATACATAGACCCGGGGCACAACCCAACCGGAGATGATACGGGAGCCGTAGGATATGGATTGAAAGAACAAGATGTGTCTGTGCAGGTGGGAATAATCCTTAGAGAATTATTATTAATTAGCGGACAAACGGTAAAAATGAGCCGTGAAAATATAACTGATACGGTAGCGCAGGGGTTAAACGCCAGTCTTGCAGGTAGGTACAACGCCGCCAACAGCTGGAACGCTGATATATTTGTTTCTATCCACTGCAATGCGGCAAATACGAAAGCATATGGCTGTGAGACATATTATTGCACAAGCAGTACTCAGGGCAGGGCGTTAGCTGAGTGCGTACAGCCGCATATGGCCGCAGAGACGGAAAGATATAACAGAGGTGTCAAGTCTGCTAATTTTGCGGTTATAAAACACACGAACATGCCGGCTATATTGGTAGAGACTGCATTTATAGATAATTATGACGACAACAGGTTTTTAGCCAGCGATGACGGAAAATATAAATGCGCAGTTGCCATATATAAAGGTGTATGCGACTATTTGGGAATAGAATATAAATTAGAAAGCGAGGACAAACTAATGAGTAGAGAATATGAGGAGTTAAAAGCGGAAAATGACCGTCAGAATGTCATAATTAACCAAATGGGAACAGAGCTTGAAGAATTAAGAAACACCGTAAAATATAAAATTTATGATTACGTGGACGACAATATGCCTGAGTGGGCAAGACCGACAATACAAAAGTTGGTTGACAAGGGATTTTTAAAAGGTGATGAGGAAGGCAAGCTCGGGCTTACTTATGATTTAATGAGAATGTTAATAATTAATGACCGAGCCGGAATATATGGCGTATAAAAAGATAACGGGGTAGCTTTTGCTACCCCATTATTATAATTGTTTGGCTCTAAAAATCATATATGTTTTTTAGAGCTTCGCGCCACGGAATTTGTCTTACCAATTTAATGGTATTCGTTACATACAAATCGTCAACTACATCCTTCTTAATAATATCTCCTGCTTCGATTTCAAATAATGCTATATCGTTTAAATTTCCATAATAACAATTAAATATATCATATAGATTCTTAACATAGTGATAACCTCTTTTGCCGCACTCTATATTATTTATTGTAGTCATTTGTTTTCCTATTTCGTATTCCGTATTAAGACATGAATATATTATTTCGTCGCTGTTGTATGTGATATTACATGCTTTGAAATTGCCTTTCTTTATTAACTTTTCACAATTCGTGAAAGCATATTCCCCAATGTATGTTACATTATTAGGGATATTTATTGAAATTAAATTTTTGCAATTACCAAAGGCACATGTTCCAATATGTGTAATACTATTAGGCACATTTATATATTCTAAATCTTCACACCCTTCGAATGCCAAGTCACCAATCCGTTGGACACTATCAGGGATGTTTATTGAAATTAAATCTCTACAATGCATAAACGTCCAGTTATTTATATATTTTATATTATCAGGTATGTGTACAGTTTTTAAAAAGGTACAATATGCAAATGCGCCACTCTGAATATATTTAACGTTATTAGGAATGTCAATAGATGTTAAATTTTTGCGACCTTCAAACGCATCACTGCCTATCTCTGTAACATTGTCAGGAATTGTTACTGTTCCGTTTTCTATATCTTCATAAAAAACTTTTTTTAAAACGTTATTTTCTATTATCATATTTATTCTCCTTTGAATTTATTTTTTATTTTTTTATATTAATAAATTATTAATTCATAATGTCCATTTGCGAAAACTATTATGTTTTCGCCGTCTTCCTCGGCAGGAACTCCCCACCAACGCCATTCAGCAACAGGTGCTTGTTCACAAAGAATATATAATTCTTCGCTTCCTTCTTCGAATTTTTCGTTACTGGCGTAAATTTTTATACTTTCTTGAGTATAACATGCGCCGTCTTGTGCTGCTGATATAGCTTCTTCTAATGTACCCTCTATCCATTCATTTCCGGCTCCTGTTTGGTAGTTTATATAATAATACATAATTAATCCCCTTTCTTTTGCTATACTGTTTAATTTTTCTATTACTAATTTTTCTTGCCATAATGGCTGTTTATTTTTTAAGCTTTCCCAATCTTGTAATGTTCTGATTGGTATTCCTAACAATTCATAGACTTTTTTTTGTGTTAATCCAGCTCTTTGACGCGCTAATTTAATTTTTGATACTTCCATTAAATCACCCTTTATAGATTGACTTTTTCTCTTGCCTATGTTAATATAAACAAAGCAGGCGGCGGCAAGTACCGCCCGTTTGTTATTGTCTCGGGCTGACTAATATTAGTCAGTCCCTTTTCTTTTTGCTTCGTTTATAACTTCGTTGATGAGTTCTTTTGCCTTATCAATATTGTCACTTTCTAATAGTGCTTTTATTGATAATAATAAGGTCAATAGTTCAAGTCTTGTCATATCTTCCATTGTTTTCTCCTTCCTGGCACTTGCCGCCTTTGGGTTCGGGCTTTCCCTTACCTCTTGATTATATTATAACACGTATTACGTGTGTTGTCAACAATTTAATTTATAAATATTATACAAAAAATAAGGGTATATTTTGTATATTTTTATCAAATGGAGGTTATAAACTATTATAAAGTGAAAATGGAGCCATTTTATATTGGCTCCACTATATTAAAAAAGTCTTTTTTATTATTTCCGCAGCTACCATCTAAACTGAAGATTTTGTTATATTCATTTGATTTTAATAGAATTTCAAATTGTTTGCTATCCCTCGTAATTCCACCCAAATTAGGAACTAATATATATTTAACATCTGAATTAAGCAGCTTATAAAATTCCTCGCTGATAGGTTCGGAACCGTTTTTGTGTTCTGTTAATATTTTTTCAATATCATAATTTTTCTGTTTTGCGAAGTCGTATAATTCTTTTATTTTTTTATCAATTTGTTCATCTGACGCAAATCTAAAATATATAGCAATTTTAATATTCATATTATTTTCTTCTTAAAAATTATTATTTAGTACATATAAAATATAGCATATTAATCTAATTATGTCTACAGTAGATTAGTTTTTATATTTTAAATACAAAAAAAGAGACACGTATTATACGTGTCTCAGGAACTAATTATTTTTTTAACATACATATTATTTGACAAAATAATCTAGTATCAATAAAAAATAATTGTTCGACTGTTGCTCGATTTGGTGAGCCATTTTGTGCGGCAGTCGATTTTTCTATCAATTTTATAATATCTTCATAGCGTTCTTTTGTATTGTCATCTTTCGAAAAGTTGTATAATATGTAAATTTTGTCATCGAATACGATTACTTTATAAATTAAAACATCAACAAGTTTTTGCCGGAACTTCTCATCTTTAAAATTTCCGTTGGAGTATTGCGACAATATCAATTTTATAGTATCATAATCCAAAAATGGATTGTCATTTTTTTCTTTTATTATTTCACTTTTGAGTATATCTCTTGTTTTCTCAAGTTCAAGTAATCTATCTTTTACAGAAATTGTAAAGATTCCTGATTCTATTGCCTTTAATATATTTTCAATCTGTTTTTCTGTCTCGCTTAATTTTTGTTCAAGCGAGTTTATTATTTGTGGGGTATCGTCATACATTTGAGCTTCTACGGCTTTTTTAGCTATTCTGTCAATTATTTTATCATTACTTACAATTGACCTTACTGCATTAATTACTGTATCTTCTAAAAAATATTTGTCTATAGTATGTTTTGGGCAATCGTTTTTATTTCGTTTTTGTTTATTGCATTTATAATATCTATACACACGGCCGCTTTTGTTTTTCCCGGATTCTCCGTTCATTTTGTCTCCGCATAACCCACAGATTACTTTTCCGCTTAATAGATATTTTTCTTTTGGTTTGCTTGCGGCTGCGTTTCGCTTATTTTTTATCATCATTTTTCCCACCTTTTCAAATAATTCATTATCTATTATTTGCGGCATTCCGCCTGGTATTTCTATATCTTTATACTTATAGATACCTATATATTTTCTGTTTGTAAGCATGGTGCGTAGACTATTTTTATTAAATTTACCGCCTCTACGAGTTTTAAAACCGTGTTCGTTTAGATAATCGCAAATATCTTTTGCGCTATCTCCATCGGCGTACATTGTAAATATTTTTTTAACTACTGGCGCTTCAATTTCATTTACTATATATTTTTTATTTTCTATTTTATACCCCAATGGTACTGGGGCACCTGTTGAATGACATTTTAACGCTGTTTCTCGCATTCCTCTGTTCACTTTTTCCGACAAGTCGGCCGAATAATATTCGGCTATACCTTCAAGCAGACTTTCAACTAATATTCCTTCAGGGTTATCAGATATGTTTTCCATTGCAGATATTATCTTAACGCCGTTTTTCTTCAGTTTTACTTTATAGGCCGCAGAATCATATCTATTACGCGAGAATCTATCCAACTTCCAAACGATTATTATATTGAATGCTCCGTTTGCGCTGTCTTTTATCATTCTTTGAAATTCCGGTCTATTATCCGTCTTAGCAGATAAAGCGCGGTCAATATATTCTCCAACTATAGTTATATCATGTTTTTCTGCGTAAGCATAGCAATCTCTTAATTGTCCTTCAATGGATTGCTCTGATTGTTTATTGCTTGAATATCGGGCATATATAACCGCTCTATTTGTTGACATAGTATTACACTCCCATTATGTTATATTTTCAAAAAGGTCTGCATTTGTCGCAGGGCTCATATCCTTGTAAAATTGCTTGTTGTCTACTAATTGTAATAGTATTTTTTAGGTATATATATGGGCAATTAAAATCATGATATTTTTTACCTGAAGGAAGTATGTATACCTCGTAATTGTTAACAAAATCTAAAAATTCTTGTTTTTCTTTATCATTATCTGTATTATGTTCTTCTGGCACTGGCATACCTAAATTTACAATGTAGCCATGTCTGTCTTTAAATTTATCAGTTATAATGAGCAAAAAATCTACAAGCCAACCAACACCAAATAAGCCCAAAGTAAATAACCATAAAAACCCAGTGCCAATTTTACCAACATAAAATCTATGTGCCCCCAATTGTCCTAATATTATACATAATATTAATGTTACAGTTTTATTTTTTTCGCTACTCATTTTTCCACCCTTATTTTTTCGTATATTTTTTATCACAAATTATCGTATATAATAAATGAATTATAAGTCTAACAAGTTATTATGTCAATAATATACAAATATTTAGATAAAAAAACAGTAAAAAAGTCACATAATATGAGTATATGTGACTTTTTACTATTTTATTTTTTTATATTAAAACATAAGGGGCACGGTCTATGTTTATGCTTTTTTTCTTCATAAAGATTTGAAATATCAACATCTATCTCGTCAATTATACTCTCGCATATATGACTATGATATATTTTATCTTTACGTTTCACGTATACCACTTCACATTTTTCACGCATATTTATGTATTTTTGCTCTGTTTCATTTTGAAGTTTTTTATATGCGTGATTTTTTATAATCCCAGCAAAAGTTTTTAGAATTACACTATATTTAAGCTGTTTTTTACATTGTCTTATAAATGGCTTAAATAATTTTAACGTATTTATTCCGGGGTCGGGATATACGTCTTTGTAAAAATCATAATATTGGTGTATTTTATGCGGCGGAACATTGCAAAGCTCGCTTATTTCTTCAACATCAAATACTCCAATACGTGTTAAGACAACCGGCGGTGTCATGATGAGAAGTGTTAATATCTCAGCTAATCCTTCAAATTTTTTGTTATCGTCCAAAAGAAATAATGCAATAGATTTAATAATTAAGTAATCTTTATGTATTATTTTATTGTTGTAAAATAATACTGTATTTCCCCCGCTGTTTATTAAATTTGTATTTTTATTAAAATCTATAGCATTTTTTATATTGTCGTCTTTTATTTCAGAGTATGTTTTAGCTTCAATTTTATATGCTTCTAAAATTTGATTTGCCATTACCGGTAGTTTTGTTATATTAGCCTTACTCAATATTGAGTAGGCTAATTTATTAAGTGATTTAATATCATTTGTTTCCACGTTATTTCCTCCCTATTTTTTATAATATTATAACATGGAAAATATGTAATTTAAAGAGGAAATAAATACCAATACTATTCTTCGTTCACATTGCTTAAAGCATTTATAATAACTTTTATATCTTTAAGCTGTTGTATAGTAAGATTTGCGGTTTGCAGAAGCTTAATAATTTCACCTTTAATTCTAATAGCTTCATATTCATCATCAAGGTTAGGTATTTTTTTGTCAAATATCTTTCTAAACTTATTAGCATCTGCCGGCGAAATTTCAATTTTTTCATTGTCTCCGCCAAAACTAAAAATTAATCCGCTCTCAGTTTCTTCAATTTCCGGCAGTTTAAAGTTATTAACTGATACATTATCACTAATGCCCAGTAGATAGTCAACAGTAGTTTCAAAAAATTTTGCCAATTTCCCTAGCACCTCAGTGCTAGGGTCTCTTACTCCCTTTTCATAATTAACATACGTAGTATAAGGTACATTAATACGGTTAGCAACTTCCCTCATACTCAATCCATGTTCCGTGCGTAATTGTTTTAACCTATTCATTTTTTTACACCCTCCATATATATGGTATAGACATTATATACTCAGTTTACATAAATGTCAACTCATTTTAATAAAACGAGTAATATAAAAAGTATATTTGTGTAAAATTACTAAAAAAATATATGTTATTTGAGTATTATTTATATTGACATATACTCAAAACGAGTATATTATATAAAAGGTAGTTGCAAACGGGTATTTCAAGATAGTCTATTCTTTCTCATTAGGATTCAATAATTTTTCTTGAGTATTCAACAATTCTTTTGCCATTACTAGAAGATATTGCTGAGTTTCCGGAGTAAGATTTGTAAAAATTTCATTAAACTCTTTTTCGTAAGGAGATGATAGAAACATTTCACCTTTTCCGTTACGTAGCCAATTCTCACTCACGTTAAAAACCGAGCATATAACTTTAATATATTTATCAGCTAAGGGACGATTTCCGTTTTCTATCATTGAATAAGCAGTTTGGGTAATACCTAACTGTTTAGCAAAATTAGTTTGGTTAAATCCTAGTGCCTTACGAACCTCTTTTAATCTATGTATCATAGTAATACCTCCTTTGTGATATTGTAATATTACTTTATCACAAACGGTATAAAAAATCAAGATAAAAATAAAAATTATCACAAAAGTAATAAAAACACTTGACTAATTATTTCTTTTGTGCTATATTGGTATCACAAAGTTAATGAAAGGAACGTTTAAAATGAAAAAAACTATTGTTGAAGAAGCTACAAATATTTTAAAACAATTATCACCTAAAAATCAGGCTCATTTTATGGAATTACTTAGAGTTGCATTTAATGCTGAAAATGGTGTACGAAAAGACATAGAAAAACAATCAAATAAAAGAATTGAAAATCGTTCCGCTTAGGCGGTATAGAAAGAAGGTGAAAAATGAAAGTACGAATAAACAAAACGCACTGTTGTACGGATATACAACAATGCGTAATGAAGTTAAAAATTTATAGTACCCATCTACAGCCACAATCTTGACATATAGCTTCAGAATGGGTCTTACTATGTGTTTTACTGTTGGTTATCAACGGTATAATAATTATCAAGCCAACGGTACATATTGCCAGCAGTATCCAGCCAAACCACGCTAGACAGCCCCTATGTTTTGTCTTAATGTCAGTAACAGCTTGTACAGTAATGTTTGTACTGCCGCATTTTGGACAAATCATTTATTAATTCCCCCTTTCGACTAAATTATACCAAATATTTATATTATATACAATATAAATATTTAAAAAATGTGAATTTTTCGAAAGTTTAATATCGTTTGGGGTCATCGGAGCGACCAACAAGGTAATCAAGCGATACGTTAAAGTAATCGGCTAAAAAAATAGTTTTTGATGTTGGAGGGTCAACTTCACCTGATTCGTAACGCTGATAATTTCGCGGTGTAATACATAATAGTTCAGCCATTGTCTTAGACATCACGTTTTTTTGTATTCGCAATGACTTTAATCTTTCTGACAGGTTTGGCATAATAACATCTCCTAAAAAAATTTTAGTAAAACTATTGACAAGACATTAAATGTCTGTTATTATTACAATGCAATAAGACATTAAATGTCTTATGAGTTTAGAAAGGGGCAGGTGATACATGAGAGCAAACTTACTCAATGCACGCAAAGCATTAGGTTATACACAACAAGAAATATCAGAAAATTTGGGTATAACAAAACGCCAATACCAACGCTTAGAGGCTGGAACCTCCGACGGCAGTATTAGGGTATGGCAACAATTAAAGATATTATTACATGCAAAATCAATTGACTACTTGCTGGAACAGGTAGTCGAAAATCACCTAACAAAATAATACCACGAATTGAGTAAAAAAACAACCACTAGATATTGTGGAGAAGGACGGTAATAAAAATGGAAATGAAAGTTAATTTTAAGAGTTCTTGTAAAGCAATTCGACAAATAAAAAAGGCTAAAAAACTTTTGCTTGAATTGCAAAAATTAATTGCTTCAGATTTAAACAAATCATTAGAGGCAGAAATTGCAGATGCAAAGGATAATTGCATAAACGGTACTTATATAATTGTTGAGTTTAAAACTCCTGACGAAGCTATTTTGAAAATTGAAGAAGCAAAAGACCATTTAAACAAACTAAAAGATATAGTTTGTTGGGAATTAAATAGCAAATTGAAGCGCAAAATTTATTTCTTTTAAAAAATA